GGCGCATTGTTGCTGATAAAGTCGCGCAAGTTTACTTTTTCTGTAATCGCTCCATTGCAGAAGAGCTTATTTGAGCGGAGAAAACGTGAAGCGTGCTGAAAACTCTCGACGTCAATCAAATTAGGATTATTAGCGTTCATATTCAAAACCGTCCCAGCGCCCGCCGTGAAATTTGTCAGCAGGAAATAGACAAGGTCAGTAAATAGGTTGCTAGGCCCTTCCGTAGGAGTTTCAGAAGCACTAACGTCTTGATAAGTGCTTGTGTCGGGATGCAACCGGCGAACTTGAACACCACGCGGTAGCCACACACGTACTTGGTCTAGGCGTGAAAACTCACGGCTTGCTCGAAGCACTAGACCTGCAGTGGTCAATCTCTGGTAGTCAATTGGTTGCTCATTTTCAACAAATTCATTGACGTAAACAATACGATGCTCAGGATCTGATTCGCATGATTTAGCAACTTGGCCCGTGTAATGCGTAAGCTCTGCGTATTGTGTCTGCTCTTCAAATCTGCGGCCGTAAGCTTCAAATTCAGTGAAAATGATACTTTCGCCCATTGATAAAACTTGATACCTAGCTCCAACCCTGCTATATCCATAGGCCACATAATTATCAAGCGTTACACTGACTTCATCGTCAAAAGTTTCACCGGCGCTCCAGCCGACGTCTGTACCGCTTTCTTTGACACGAATTTCCGGTGTTGACCAAAACTTAGTTAGACCCGACCAATGGCTGTAATCGCGATAAATGTAAGCCTCCATCTCAATTTTAATCTGCTTACCTGAAGGCGAGAAAAGCACACGATCCACGACTTGGCGATCGTTATCGTTGCGTTTTTCAGGATTACCAAAAACTGCAAATCGATAACCTTGAGAGCGGCCGCGAACATCAACAGAACTTTGAACGCCGTTGACACGCAGCAAAAAGCCAGAATACAGTAAATTGCCTGGCTCAGAACGATTTACAGCCCATGGATTTGTGCTTGGGTAGTTTGAAGTGCTAGTGCCTTCACCGGTGCTGCCTGCACCTCGTTTAATAATGAAAGTCTCAAACGAGTTGAAACCGGGAGAACTGCTTTCTACGTCAATAGTGTCAACGCTCCAGAGATATTGTTGCCCCGTTGAGCGAGCATAATGATCGTCAGGCAGGCGCAGTTTGACACAGTTATACCTTAAGCGAACAAAACGATCGTTGGATAGGATCTCTTTACGAACAAAACTTTGACGCCCGTTTTCACCAACACCGGAAGAATCTGGGTTGCCAAACGCAGCAAAAGTGAACGCTCCCATGCGTCCAATCGTGGAATTAGTTGGGTCGGAAACAAAGCCGAGGTTTTCAACGCTAGTTACAAACGTTGAGCTGTCCGGCTGGTTGTCCGGCAATAGAGTTTTAACCCCAACTGCAGTTGGATAAAGCGCAGTACGTGTTGTCCTTCTTTCATCAACGTTTTGGTAAAACTCTTTATTTCTTGTAAGCTCGTCTTTTAGACGCTCTCTGCCTTGCGCAAGAACTCGGAACGTACCGTAAGAACCCACGGAAACGCTTATGCTGTAAGTGTTTTTACTTCCAGCGTCTAATTGAATAACACGTTGTTCACCCGACATATTACGTAATTCAGCAGCTGTTCTTGGTACAATTCTGTACTCAAATTCTGCAGGCGCATTGGGGTGGTAAAAGCGAATAAAGTTGTATTGAGTAACAGGTCTGTTGCCGGTAACGGCGAACAGCAGACCAAGCGGAGCAAAATTAAACTCAGCCCCATTACTGTCCAATCCAGCACGACGTACATAAACAGCAAAATAAGATGAACGCGCTACATAAGAACTAATCGTTCCAGATGTAACGCTTACTAAATTATCATCAGCGTCTTCAAGCTCATCAGGAGATAGCAAGCTTTGGAAATTGCAAAGTCCATTTAGCTGTTGGTAAACGGTACTTGCAATGCCAATTTCTGTAACGTCGCAACGACTGTTATTCCTAATAGTTGCTCGGGAGATTTTTGTTAGCGCGTAAAAACCTGCGCCTACACCAGCCAAATCATCATTTACATACCCATTGGGAGGATTTACTACAGTGTTTTCTTTAACAATGCCAATCCGTTTGAACAGTGCGTCCTCAGTGCTAGTGCATTTCAGCCTTATGCGCTGACTGCGTCCATCGCCTGGGATGAAAATGTCTATCTCACGGCCAATTACCTGCCACACAGTTGCACCAATTGAGTACAACTCACCAATCTGCATCTCATCGTCGACTGCAATTTGTTGCGACTCGATTTCGCTGTTTATGTCTTCAACTGTAGCTTTATTTTCATAAAAATCTGATGGTATTTTAGTGTTGCTGATCAAAAAGTCAATCTCATCGCCTACAGTTACTTCGTATTCTTGGCGAAAATTGTTATCAAAAACACGTGCTCCACTGCCGTGATAAGCAACAATACCCATGCGGCGGCTATAATTTCGCCCCACGCCCTCCATTCTGGTGTTACCAGAAATCTTCTCCCGCTCAAATTTAAGTCTTCTTTCAGGGTCCTCTTCGTTAGGAATAGAGACGTTTCGCCAATTAACTCGATATACCGATCCATTTGGAATTGGAGCGTAAACACCAAAATTAGCACTGTTTGTTGGTGTATAGGCGTGACAGAATCCCGGTTGCAATTCCCCTACTCGCGTGGGGCACAAAAACACGTCGTCAAGAGCAGCACTTAAGCCGTTATTTGGATCGGCAGACTCAAGCGTGCCGCTAGTTCCTGCTTTTAAATTGATTTGTCTAATACGCGAAAAGCCTGATGCAGTAGTGTTTCGTTTCCAGTAAAACGCAAAGCTTTGCGAATAGACCGAATCAAGCGCATTGTTGCCTATAAATATGCCAGAAATATCAGGCTCAGTCAGACCGTCTGGACCGATAGCATCCGCTTTACCTTGCTCGCCAACAACAAACATCAACTTTGCAGATTGCTGCCGGCCATAACTGAACATGCGTGACCACACAAGACGTGGTGAAACTAAAATTCCACCAGCATTCTCTGTTTCGTTATATAAACCAAAGATGATTGGTATAACCGAGTTGTAATCTGCCAGCTGGGCTGTAGTGTCAAAACCAGATGACGGAACAAAACGGTTACCGCCTCGAATACTATCAAGCTGCTGTTGTGTTCTCTGATTCTCTACCGCTCTGGGAGCCCTAGGTTTAGGTGTTAATAAGTAACTAACCGCAGTAGAAGCAAGCCCAACAACAAGACTGACAATTGCAACCGTTAAACCGGCGTCATTCCTAATGTCTGGAATGTTCTCATAACCGGCGGGGCGCGTATTACCGCGCTTTATAGCTTCAGTGACAAACCAGCGGTACTCCTGTTCTGAGCATCCAATTGTGGCTATTAACTGTTTTTCGTACGGAAGCAGTGGGGCGTCATAAACATATGGGCCAACGACCACGCCACCTTTTGCGTTTGCTGGTTGATGTAAAGGATTCCGTTGTCCCATGTGACCGCAAATGCCCAACTTTGCTGCGGTAGCAGCAGGATGTCTCCATCATACTCAGGAGCGTTAATACGCTTGCCCCATCTCAGAAGATCACGAAGTACATGATGCTTATTAGCTCCGTACCAGGATGCTTTGAACGGAGGCGGTTCAATGCCGATACGTTCCAGTGCTTGGTAGCACAGATGTATGCAATCAATTTTTCCGTTGGTGCCGTCCGCGCCTAGCTCAAACGGCATTCCTATTAAATCAGCGCAGCTGGACATTACTCGTGACAGGCAAGTGCCCAACAAGATTTTGGGTAAGGTGACGACGTGGTACGTCAGCTCCGACAGCATCCAAAATGGTGTTGACGCCGATGCTTACAGTTGTTTGGTCCCAGCGGCCACCGGATGTTTGGCCCGCATAGCTATGCACTTTGGTCGTTGAACCGCCGGGATTATCTGGGTCAACTAAAACGACATCAACGTCAACGAACCAGCGGCCTTTTATGGCTGCGTCAATCCAGCTTTTACTTAACTCGTTATTGGGGAAGACTAAGCTTGCGTCTGTACCATCCCCGCTCCGGTTTACCGTGACACCACTAAACCCAAAAGGCAAAAATACGTGAGAGATTGAATCAAAGCTAATGCTTTGCTTTATGTAGAAGTTCTGGAACGCATAAAGCGGAGTGCTGTAGTTCCCATAATTGTTGCTGGCCGGATCACCGCTTTCGCTTCGTGGCGTAAGACGAACAAAATTTGCAACTGCAAGCGTTGTCACACCCCAAGCCTCCTGCGCGTGCTGCTACTCATCTGTAGGCGCCGTAAAGTTTGCTGCTCACCCTGTTTAGCACCTTGTTGAGCTGCTTGCTTCATACCGGCTTGGAATTGATCAGCGGTGACGTAATCAACATTGTTGATGCGTTCCACAGAATAACGAACATCGATTGGTGCAGAAATTGCTGTTCCGCTACCTTCACTACTGGCGCCGCCTTCACCGCTTTCGGGAATAACAGAATTGCCGCGAGCACCACGCGAATAGCGCATCATGCTTTCCTTCATTTTGCTTTCAGGAATAATGTATTCTGGCTCAGAACCTTCGCCAATAATTGCATTAGTCGGGCGAGTAACATAACCACCCTCTGCAAAACCGAAAAGCTTGCTAAGAAATGGATTGCCTTGTGAAACAGCACTCAAGGTTGTTTGCACGCCAAACTGAAGCAAGATGTTTCCAATATTTTTCAATACATCTGAAGCGACATCTGCCAGGTCCTTAGTGCCATCAACAGCAGCGGTAAGTGCATCAACAATGCCTGTTGTAATTGCGCTGCCAACAGACTTATAAACCTCATCTAACTTGTCTGCCAAACTAATGCTTTTTTCGAGCTGCGCATTTTTTTCAACAATTCCGCGCACCTGAGCTTCCATCAGCATTGGATTTTCTGCCAAAATCCTGTTAATTTTTTCATTAAGAATGTATTCTTCGCCCTTGCCAGCAAGAATTGCTTCAAGTTTTGATTGCTCGTTTTGAAGGCTTAACAGCACCTCTTCGGCCTTCTTTGCTTCATCCGCCTTTGCCTTGAATTTTTCGTTGGACAAAGCGTTAATCCGTTCGTCTGCAGCAATAGTCGCGAGTCTTTTTTGAAGTATTTTGTCATCAGTGTCAGCTTCGCTTGCGTTAATTTTGTTTTTTTCATACGCAAGCTGTTCAAGTATTTTCTCTGTCTTTAAAGCCTGTTCTGCCGTTTTATTGCCATCAATTTGAGCATTGGCAATTTGTTGATTTAACTGCAGCAAGCGCGACTTGAGCGCAACTTGCGCTTCAAGATCTGGCGTTATATCCTTTTCGGCCTTTTTGGCTTTAGAAGTACGGGCGCCACCGCTGACGGCACCTCCGGTAGCGTCAAGCCCACCGCCGCCACTTGAGCGAGAGGCTGCAGCTGTGCTTGGGGCACCTGCTTCCATGATTGCATTAAACGCACCTTTAGCAAATCCAATAACTCTTTCAAGCAAGGCCCTGATTGGCGCAGGAATACTGTCGTAAAAATTTTGCAAAAGATTGGGAATTTGACCAATCGTGTTCTGAAAAGCAGAAAGAAGATTTTTCCGCAAACCTTCAGTTGATTGCAGAACAAATTGAACTGCGCCACCTATTGCTCTGCCAATAATCCTGGCCAAGCCAATTACAAATTGACCAACCTTGTCAATGCCAGCCCTTACAGACTGAAAGGCATTTTCAAGCGACATTGCCGCACCGACAGCATCGGTGCCAATAGCACCTAGAATCGTATTTCTAATTTCTGCTGCAGCTGCATCAATCGCTTTAAATGGAACAAGCACTAAATTGACAGCGGTTGCAAAAGCCTCGACAGTAACGGCAGCTATCTTAAAAACATTCTTAATTAAATCACCAAAAACTCCCTGCTCTGAAATTAAATTAGTAAAGGCAGATTGCAATCTTTTGACCTGACCTTGTATAGTGTCAGTCGCCGTAAAAGCGGCTTTTGCTGCGGCACCTTGTGCATTTTTTTGATTTTCTAAAAGCTTGTTATATTTTTCCGTATCATTAAGAAGTGCAAGAATGGACGGACCTGCTTCCGTTCCAAACGCCTTAATAACAGTTCCAGCATCTGCGCCTGATTTTTTGATTTTTTCGAGAGTCTTGGCCAAGCCATCAGTGGCAAGCGTTGAAGCGGTAATTTCAACACCAAAAGCGGCAAATTCTTTACCAACCTTGCCAGCTGCAATTTGGGCAAAGGCTGTTTTTAAAGCAGTAAATGTGACCTCAGCGCCTTGACCTCCTGCTGTAATTTGCGCGACAGCAGCATTAACCTCTTCAAGCGGTACTTTTAAAGCAGCAGCTACAGGAGCAACTTTTGCAATGTTTGCCGCATATTCACCAATGACAATTTTGCCATCGTTTTGGGTTTGAATAAACCCATCAACAAGTTGAGAAGCTTTGGCCGCTTCTAGTCCGTAGGCATTAAGAACAGAAGTTGTTGCGTCTGCAACTGTATTTATGTCACTAAAACCACCAACGGCACCTTTCCCGGCTGCGCTTAAGACTTCAGAGGCAGATGCTGCGTCAGCAAATCCGGCAGAAGCTACATCATAGGCTGAAGCAGTAAGTTCAACGATATCTGCCTGCCCTTGAAGTTCCGCCGAAACACCTTTTAATTTGCCAACAAGTGCATCACTGCTTACGCCAAGAGACCGCACTTTGGCTTCTGCAAAATCTTGTTTGGAAAGAACAGAGAAAATTTGAGAAAAAGCACCTGCTGCTGTTGTAATTGCAGCAATCGGACCTAAAGCACCTTTTAAAGCAACTCCTAATGCACCAATGCCGGGCGTAGCGGCTTGTGCGGTAGCACCCATGCCACCAAAGCCTGCTGCAGTACTCTTGGCGCTGTCACCAAATCCTTCAAGAACACGCTGTGTCTTTTTACTTTGTGACGCTAAAGCTTTAAGCTTTTTTTGCGCATCGCCAGTGCTAAGCCTAATTCCAACACTGGCGACAACTGCCACTGCACTAGCTCATTGACTAAATGCAGTCTAACGGCGGCGCTTGACCTTTTTCATTTCCGCTTCGTGCTCATCGTTCAACAAGTCAAAGTAAGCCGACCAAAGCAAAAGCTCGTCAAAGGTTATCTCTTCAGAAAGCTTGCGCAACGAATACCCAAGCTCCTTAGCGACACCTAATTGAAGCCGCAAGAGATTATCCTTTTTTAGCTCCTGCTTTAGGATTTTGGGTCAACGTCAGCCTCTTCATCGTCGCTAATTACTGCAATCATTAATTTTTGCAGATCGGAATCCCGTACTTCATGGCGCAACTCTGCCATTTCGCCAGCCTGGAACAGGCGTTGACCATTTTCATCTTGTGCCTTTAAAACCAGCAGTTGCAACGCGAAAGCGTCTGTATCGCCATTGGCATTTTTTTGAGCACGCTCACGTTCAGCCATAGTCAATGGCGTACGATAAAACTCAAACTCAGTACCGTTAGAAAGAATTACAATTTTTTTGGTTGGCTGCAAGTTGGCCGCTTTTTTTAAGCGGTCTAATGCGCGGTTTGAAGGTGAAGGCATGAACTCTATCTTGTCGTTAGCAGCATAGACAAAAAAAGCCCCTGACACAAGTCAGAGGCAAAAATTCTTTTTGATCCTAATAGAAATTAGCTGCGATCAAAATCAAAGCTAGGTGCATCGGATGGGCGGAAATTGATTTCTACTGACTGAGCATCATCAGGATTGACCGCGTAAGAAGCAGAGGTCAACACTACAGGCATTTCCATAAAAGTGCTTGCTGCATCGTCAGGCGAACCGCTAGAAAGCGTCAAATCGGTGTAAAGCTTTAGAGTCGCACCGGTTTGCTTGCGCTGAAATACGTCCGCAATCAAACGATTGGCGATAGTGCTGTCATCATCGGTCGTGTAAACGGTACAAGAACCAGTACCGTCCGCAAAACCAGTGATGAAGCTACGGAACGGCGCATTCTGACCAAGAGTGCCACCAATGCTGGTTACGTCAATCTCTTCGCGAGTTACCTCAAAAGACCATTCACGCACATCTCCAACCGATTGAAAATCGGAATAGTCAACACCAAAGGGACTGGTGCTGTCAGTACCAGTATCAGTGATTGTGATGGTTGAACCACCAAGAGTGGCGGAAACTTGCAGAACACCGGTCGAAGAGGTGTATGCAATAACGTAATAATCAGTTGCAGCAGTAATGCCAGCAGGTAAGGTGCCGCCATTGGCTGTGAATTGGACTTTGTCGTTTACCTGAAAATTCAGATAAGTTGCAATAGTGATTTCATCATCCGCAACGCTCACGTTGCTAGAGGTGAAAGTCGCGGAAGTGCCCGCAGGCTTGTAGTAAAGGGCGCCGGACGTACCGGACAGAACGGTAGCCATAGTTTTGAACGGTAGTGGCTTCGCTTTATTCTAAATAGGCTTCAAACGTAATGGTCGTTTGCGTCTGAAAATAATCTTCTGGCGATGCAGGCAAAACTTGCGCTGGCCCGGATGCGTCTGCAAAAATAATTCCATTAAATGTCCGCCTGTCAAATAAATCCTTTAAACGCTCCGCAACAGTTAGGTTTGCGCCAGGGCCAGCTCCAATTGGTGAATACACATCAACAACTAAAGTTCCGACTTGTCGATTCTTGCCAACAGAAGGGCCAATCAAGGTTGCGTAAGTTTTGCTGCCAAAGCGAATAGAGACGCTAATCCATGTTGAATTGTTTGGCGGCGAAAAAGAAACGTTTTGATAGCTAACAGGATAAGAAGGCGATAACGCCATCTCAGTAGCAATCTTGGATTCAATTGTGCTGCGAACGTCGTTGTACGAGCTGGTCATCAATCGATCCCCGCAATACGCCTAGCTTCTGCTTCAGCGTAAGCCTTAAGGTTTGCCCCAATTGTCTGAATCCAGCCTTTAGGCGCTTGTGTCGACCAGCCATTTGCCAGCCTTTCAGCGTATGGCAGATTGTTTAACACAGAAGCCTTTAAGGGCTCAACATCTGCATCCCAGTTGCCACGAAAACGACCGGTATCAAAAGGGCTTTCTTGCTTCAATTGGGCGTCGGCCTCAAGAGCAACGGCACGCACAAGCCTTGAAAGATTCTCTTCGCTATAAGAGCCAATTTGTGCAATTTCAATCTCTTCCATGATTAAGCTCGCAAGAAAAATACGTAAACAATTGCCGTATTGTCCTGCTCAATCGTCTCAAATTGAATAATTTGATGGGTCGTCCCACCGATCACAATTTTGTCATCAACGCTAGGTGTTGAGTTGATTGACGATGCAGCGATTGTCAATTTCTTGTCATCGCCACGAATCAAACCATTAACTTCGCGTGCATTAACATCTTCAAGCACACCCTTAACGGTTGCGGTTGTAGTGCTTTCACTGGCCGTACCAGTCACCGGGTCATACGCAGCAGTTGTTACAAACTGCAACGTAACGTCGCCGCCGAACTTGCCAATCGCTTTGTTGGCAACCTTTTGAAGCGAAGAAGCAAGACTCATCAGATTCGATATGCGATACACGCTCCATTCTGGAGCTTAATGCTGGTAAAGTAACCCGTCAAATGAGCACCTTGATCAACACTCGCACCGCTAAAGCTGTTGTCGATCACATTCGTGCTCAGAATCGCATTAATCGTGCTGTTCTCATAAAAATCAATGTGCATGAACTTGCCAGTATGCGTTGCGGTGTCGTTGATCACCTCCGCACCTACTGACCAGTCAACTGCACTTGCGCCGCCGTGTGATTTTGCCATGATCAGATCTTGTATGCGACAACAGCGCCGCCACTATTCAAAGTAAAGGCAGTGAACACGCCTTGAATTTCAAACCCAGCAGGCAAGCCTTCACCGACAAGACTGTTGC